TGCCCTCATTGTGGGAACACCACAGGAGCGCATGAAAGCGTTGCAGAGCGATTCGGACGTGTATTTGATCAACGTCGAAAACGTGGTCTGGATGTTCGAGCAAGCCTCATTGCCGCGTTGGCAGACATTAGTGATCGACGAGTCGAGCAGGTTCAAAAACCCGTCGTCAAAACGGTGGAAGACGTTGAAAGGGCATTTGAAGAATTTCGAGCACAGATACATACTTACAGGAACACCGACCCCGAAGTCGTACCTAGACCTGTGGACCCAAGTCGGCATATTGGATTTAGGTCAACGATTAGGGAAATCGATGACTTCATACAAGGAGAAATTCTTCGAGCCCGACACAAGGGATCGCAGAACGGGGATGGTCTGGAGTTGGAAGCTAAGACCAAACGCAAAGGAGCAGATTGACGCCCTGATCGGGGACATTTGCGTGTCCCTGCGCAAGGAGGATTATCTGACCATGCCACAGCGTCAGGACATTGTGCACACCATTGAGTGGGAGAAGGGCCCCAAGCAAGACTACAACACCATGCGCAAAGAGATGGTGGTGGAGGTGGACGCAGAGACCCTGACCGCGGCGTCGGCAGGGGTCCTGACGGGCAAACTACTGCAAATGACCGCGGGGGCAATCTACTCAGAGACCAAAGAGGTGGTGCACATCCACGACACAAAACTGGAATATCTGACCGACATGTTGGACGACACCCCAACTATTGTGTTCTACAACTTCAAACACAGCCTAAAACGGCTTCAGGGCGTTTTTCCTGACGCGGTGCTACTCAGCCCTGACGACGAGAAAACAATCGCTCTATGGCGCTCTGGTAAGGTCCCAGTGCTACTTTGCCACCCTAAAAGCGTGGGAATTGGCCTGAACCTGCAGTGCAACGTGGGTGACACGGCACAGATCGTTTGGTTTGACCTACCATGGTCCAGTGAAGACTACCTACAAGCCAACGCGCGCCTGTTCCGGCAGGGGCAAGAAAAGCCTGTAATTATTCATCACCTAACCATGCAAAAAAGTATTGACAGTCAGGTCATGGACGTGCTAGAAGGGAAGATCGATATGCAAAACGCGTTAATGAACGCGCTCAAACTTCAATGATCAAAGTAAACGCCACCATCCGCAGGCTTTCAGACGAAGAGCCGGATCCTCTTGAGCACGAGGATTCGTCCTCCGAACCTACCACCGGCGGCATGGGTTGGGCGCCGTGGGGGCCAGACACCATCCAAGACGTGTACAACGTCGTGGCTGAGAAGCTGTCCCCGCAACAGAGGGAAATCATTGAGGCACATTTGTCAGGATACAACTACCACGACTTGGCAGTGACCCAAAAATACTGGCGCTACCATTTTGCGGCGGCGGTTGCTAAAATACGAAAGGAGTTAAAATTGTGAACGGATACATAGTGGAGTATGTCAAGCAAGGATGGCCTACAATAGACATTCAGGTTGACGCCAAGCACCCCATGTTCGAGAAAGATCAAGACGTGCTGTCGATATGGCACTTCGAGAACGAAGAAGAACGTGATTTCATATTGCGGGACTTACGCAAGTTTAGAGAACAGCAAACAAAAGGATTAGCATAATGGCAAACGAAGCAACAAATTTATTAACGTCTTTGGGCGTAAAACCAAAAGAGCAACGCATTCAGGAAATGGCCGGAGCGGTGACACGATTAGTGGTAAACGAGGCATTACGTGAGGCAAAGGCCCGTGCGCAGGTGCGAGACGCAAATACTCAGGTGCAGAAGGTCGAAAAGCCCTCGCAAAATGGGTAATTCTATATAGGAAAGGCCTTTTTAGGCCTTGAATATAAGGTATACACCATGGCAACGAAATCCAAATACGAGTTTAAACCGGAGATGTGCGACCAACTGATAGAGTTGGGCAAGGTAGGCGCGTCCCAAAAAATGATGTTTGCAAGCGTCGGAATCAGCTCCGCGGCCGCGCAGACGTTTAAGAAAAACCACCCAGAGTTTGCGGAAGCACTGGACATGGCCATCACCCACTCACAGGCATATTGGGAAACCCAGTTGCTTGCCAACGTGGAAAACAAGGCCTTTAACAGTAGGGTGGCTGAGATAGCTTTGAGGGGTCAATTCCCCTCTGACTACCGCGACGACAAGAGCAGTAAGCTTGAAGTCAAGGCAGACGTCGTGTTGGATTTTTCAGGTGCAGTTACCGACCTGATTACGGCGCTTAAAAAAGCGGCGTAACAATACGTCGGTACTTAGCAATAAGTTCCGACGTTTCGTAAGCCCCGAGAGGGGCTTTTTCACCTTTGCATAAAGGAGAGCATCATCGCTACACATGCACTACTCAGTGCCTCAGGGTCCAAACGATGGATGTCTTGTACACCCAGCGCGCGACTAGAGGCGTCACTCCCCGAACCTAAACGAAAAGCAGGCGCGTTCGACTTCAGCCAAGAGGGCACCACAGCCCACACCATGGCAGAGGCCAAGCTACGCCGGCATTTTGGACAGATGACGGCCAAGGAGTACAACGAGGCCATTGCAGAGGTAAAGGCAACACCCTATTACGACGAAGAGTTTGAGGCGTACGTAGACAACTACGTGCTTTACGTTCGTTCGCAAATTGGTGAGGGGGATACCCCTTACTTTGAGCAACGAGTGGACTTCAGTGAGTGGGTGCCAGACGGCTTCGGCACAGCCGACGTGGTCATAATGAGCGACAACAAGGTTCGAGTAATCGACCTGAAATTCGGCAAGGGTGTGCCAGTGGACGCCGCGGACAACCCACAACTGAGGCTGTACGGCCTTGGTGGTTGGTACAAGTACAAGGACGAACACCCAAACATTACCCACGTTGAATACACGATTCACCAACCTCGACTGGACAGCATCACCACCGAAACAGTGACGCTAGAAAGTTTGCAAGACTGGGCCGTGCATGTAGTTAAACCCAAGGCTAAAAAGGCACACGCCGGCCAAGGGGAGTTTATGGCAGGAAGCCACTGTCAATTCTGTAGGGCCAAGTCACAGTGCAGGGCCCGCGCAGACTTTAACAACGTGGCCGCGGCGGCTGATTTCAAGGCGCCGGCACTCCTGTCAGAAACCGAGTTGATAAAGATACTCTCAGACGCATCTAAGACACGCAAGTGGCTTTCTGACGTTGAAGAATATATGTTGACACAGGCAACGGACCATGGCATAGTGCCTACTGGTTACGAGTTGGGGCAGACAAGCACCAATCGTAAGATAGAGGCGCAAGAAGATGCGGTGAAAAAGTTACAGAAAGCTGGAATTGATGATATATTCACCACACCCAGTTTAAAATCTGTGGCACAATTGGAAAAGCAAGTGGGCAAGGGGCACCTCCAAGATATTCTTGGTGACCTGATTGTCAAACCTGCAGGCGAGCCCAAGTTGGTCCCGTCAAAAGCCAGAGAAGATTTTGCGTAAGTAGGGTATTGGGAGCCGCCCTTTTTAAAGGCTCTCGAACAAGTAAACAAGGAGGCCAAGATGGCCAAAGTTAGTGAAAAAGTGGTTACCGGTAAAGTTCGTTTTTCTTATGTCAACGTGTTCAAAGCCGTTGCAATGGAAGAGGGGATGACACCCAAGTTTTCTGTGTCGATCATTATTGACAAGAAAGACAAGGACACGATTGACAGAGTCAACGCGGCGTTTGAAAAAGCCAAGGCGGCAAGCGCCACGCTTTTTGGTGGTGCAGTGCCTAAGGGCCTTAAAGGCGGCCTGCGTGATGGTGATGCTGAGAAGGACGACCCTGCGTACGCAAATTCGTTTTTCATCAACGCTAACACGTACCAAAAGCCCGGCGTTGTAGACGCTGATTTGAACCCGATAATTGACCCAGAAGAGTTGTATTCTGGTTGCTACGGCAGGGCGTCTTTGACGTTCTACGCGTACAACCAACAGGGCTCCAAGGGCATTGCCTGCGGTTTGAGCAACTTGCAAAAGTTGTCTGACGGCGATCGTTTGGGTGGTGGTTCTTCCGCCGCTTCGGACTTCGCGGTCTAAGTAGGTTGGTGGGTTGTAGCTTATAAGCTACAACCCTAATTTGTTTAATATACTGAACATTTATTATGATCAAACTTGAATTTTCTGTCGATGAAACTAACCACATTCTCAGTTTGTTGGGTAGACTTCCCTTTGCTGACGTGAACATGACCATCATGGCCATCGTTGACCAAGGCCGCCCGCAAGCAGAAGCTTTAGAAGCCGCGAAAGCCGCTGAAGAAGTAAAAGAACCAACAGCAGAAGAATAAACGCTGTTGCACCCGACGCCCACTCTCACGCGTGGGCTTTTTTTGTCTCTAAAATTTATCACCATAAAATGAACCAATACCAACAATACATTCACAAGAGCCGTTACGCTAAGTTCATGCCAGATCAAAATCGACGTGAGGACTGGAACGAAACTGTAAACCGCTACGTGAACTACATTTTTGAAAAAACCCCCAAGCTTGATGCTTCAATGAAGCAAGATATTTTTAACGCCATCTCTGGCCATCACATCATGCCCTCTATGCGGGCGCTAATGACATCTGGGAAAGCCGCCGATCGTGACAACACATGCGTATACAACTGTTCGTACCTCCCCGTGGACGACGTCAAGTCGTTTGACGAAGCCATGTTCATTCTGCTCTGTGGTACAGGTGTCGGCTTCTCTGTGGAATCTAAGTACACAAACAAACTGCCCGACGTGCCAGAGCGCCTGTTTGAGTCCACACACGTTATCAACGTGCACGACAGCAAAGAAGGTTGGGCCAAGTCATACCGCCTGTTACTAGCCAACCTGTACGCCGGCGAGGTCCCAAAATGGGACGTGAGCAAGGTGCGCGCCGCAGGCACGCCCTTGAAGACCTTTGGTGGCCGCGCATCCGGTCCAGAGCCACTGGTTGACCTGTTCCACTTCACAATCAAAATCTTCAAGGCCGCACAGGGCCGCAAGCTGAACACGCTTGAGTGCCATGACATAATGTGCAAGATCGGTGAGGTTGTTGTGGTGGGTGGCGTACGCCGCTCTGCCATGATTTCTTTGTCCGACCTGAACGATGAGCGCATCCGCCACGCCAAGTCTGGCAACTGGTGGGAGACAGCAGGGCACCGCGCACTGGCTAACAACAGCGCGGTGTACGAGGTCAAGCCAACTGTGGGCACGTTCTTGGAAGAGTGGACGTCCCTGTACAACAGCCACTCAGGTGAGCGCGGTATTTTCAACCGCGAGGCCGCCAAGGCCGCTGTGGCCAAGTACGGCAAGCGTGACCCCAACTACGAGTTCGGCACAAACCCCTGCAGTGAGATCATCCTGCGCCCCTACCAGTTCTGTAATTTGACAGAGGTTATGGTGCGCCCTGAAGACACACTGGACAGCCTGAAGCAGAAGGTGCGTATTGCGGCCATTTTGGGCACCATACAAGCCACGTTTACACACTTCCCATACCTGCGTAAGGTCTGGCAACGAAACACTGAGGAAGAGCGTTTGTTGGGTGTGTCATTGACCGGCATCTACGACCACAAGGTTACGAGCAACCCAGACGGCGCCGCGTTGTGGTTGCCCCAGTTGCGCTTGGTTGCTGAAGAGGCCAACGCTGAGTTTGCTGACCTGCTTGGTATCCCACGCTCAACAGCTATTACAGCCGTTAAGCCCAGTGGTACAGTAAGCCAGTTGACAGACACAGCGAGCGGCATTCACCCACGCCACTCACCTTACTACGTCCGCCGCGTGCGCGGTGACATGAAGGACCCACTGTCACAGTTCTTGGTTACTCAAGGCATCCCCAACGAGCCGTGCGTGATGAAGCCCAACAACACGATCGTGTTCAGCTTCCCACAAAAGGCGCCAGAGGGTTTGACCACACGCGACGATATTGACGCCATTGACCACTTAGGTCTGTGGCTGACGTATCAACGCCACTGGTGTGAGCACAAGCCCTCTGTGACCATCTCGGTCAAAGAGAGCGAGTGGCCCAAGGTGGGTGCGTTTGTGTGGGATCACTTCGACGAAATGTCTGGTGTGTCGTTCCTGCCCCACGACGGCGGCACGTACAGACAGGCCCCCTACGAGGAGTGCACCAAGGAAGAGCACGATACACTGTTGGCGCAAATGCCAACAATCGAGTGGGCAAAGTTTGCCGAAAACACCGATAATGTGGAAGGCGCTCAAATGCTTGCCTGTGTGGCCGGCGTATGCGAAATTTAAGGAGCAATTATGAAAGATAAAATTTTACGAATTTTTGAAAATGTTCTTGGTGCTTTTACCATGTTGGTGGGAATAATTGGCGCGGCATACCTTGGCTTTATTGCCTTAGGTTTGTGGGCCCATTTGCACCAATACGCACTGACAGCGTTCAAATGAGCAAACCAGATGTAGTTAATAAACCCCCGCATTACACTGAACACCCGTCAGGTATTGAGTGTATTCAAGTCACTGAACACATGGGGTTTAACCTAGGTAACGCGATTAAATACATCTGGCGTTGTGACTTAAAGAAGGATGCCATTGAGGACTTGAAAAAAGCTAAATGGTACATTGAACGTGAAATTCAAAAACGCACAAAATCTGTGATATAGTTTCGGTGTGTTTCATGGTGAGTCCTTGGTTGGACCTTTAGCAGAGAGGGAAACCTCTCTGCTCTTTTTTAACGCAGATTCGTCTGCATGCCTTAGGAGCAGTTATGTCAGTTCTTTCAATCGACTTCGAGACCCGTAGCAGGGTCGATCTCAAGGTCCACGGCCTTGATGTTTATTCATCCTCCCCCACAACAAAAATTATTTGCATAGCCGCAGGTTTTACTGCGGACGACGTGCAGGTGTGGACGCCCGATCAGGTACCCCAGTGGGTATTGGACCATGCGGCGAATGGGGGTCTAATCTCCGCATGGAATGCGTCGTTTGAGCACCACATCTGGAACCGCGTAGGCGCGCGTTTAGGTTGGCCCATGCTTCAATGGAATCAACTTATTGACTCCATGGCCATCGCGGCCGCAAACAACATCCCACAGGACTTGGACACAGCCGGTGAGGTGATGCAGGCAGACTTTCAAAAAGACAAGCGCGGCAAGAAGCTCATTCAACTGTTGAGCAAACCCAAGCGCGACGGCACGTTCAGCGAGGACCCAGTGCTCGTGGCGGAGATGCTTGAGTACTGTAAGCGCGACGTGCAGACTGAAATTGCAGTCGTCGGAAAGTTACGCAAACTGTCACCATCCGAACAGGCTGTGTGGGTGACCACGCAGAAGATAAACCAACGCGGTGTTCCAGTGGACCCCGCTGAGTTGGATAACATTATGAACGTGGTGGCTCACGAGATGAGCCACATCAACGAAGAGATCACGCGCCTGACCGGCGGCATTGAGGTGTCCAAGCGTGAGCAACTACTCAACTGGTTCCGCTCTAGGGGTGTGCCGTTGACTGACATGCAGGCCGAAACAATTGAGAACGAGGCCAAGAAAACCCACGCCGACCCAGACGTGAGCAAGGTGCTAAAGTTGCGCTCTGAGGGGTCCAAAACCTCTGTTACTAAGTTTAACAAGATGGCCGATGTGCAGGTGGACGGGCGCATTCGTAATGGTCTGGTGTACCACGGCGCCTCTACAGGCCGGTGGGCCAGTCGGGGCATCAACCTGCAGAACATCGCGCGCCCTGCGCTGTGGATGAAGGACCAAGACATTGCAGACGCGGTGCAGATTGGTCTGGAGCATGGTGGCTACTTGGCCATGAAGGAGCGCTTTGGTGACCGCGTGATGGACGCGTGCTCGTCGATTGTACGCAACGCCATCAAGGCGCCTGAAGGGTACACCTTTGTGGACGCTGACCTGTCATCGATTGAGAACAGGGTGGCGTCTTGGATTGCCGGCCAGAATGACAAGGTGGAGTTGTTCCGCAAGGGTCTGGATGAGTACAAGACGTTCGCGTCAACAAGCCTGTACAACGTGCCCTATGAACAGGTGACCAAGGACATGCGTCAGGTCAGCAAGTCTGCTGTGCTCGGTTGCATGTTTGGGCAGGGCGCAAAGGGCCTTGTGGCCTACGCTGAAGGCATGGGGGTGATGTTGGATCTCGGGCAGGCAGAGAACGCTGTGAACGCTTACAGGCTGTCTTACGCAAAGGTTAAGAACTGTTGGTTCCTAATGGGCCAAGCGGCCATCGACGCCATTAAAGAGCCGGGAAGCCCCTTTAAGGCCGGTAAGGTGACGTTTAAGGTGCTCAAGGGCGCGCTGTGGATGCAACTGCCCAGTAGCCGCTTAATTTGTTGGCAAGCCCCTGAGGTCATTCAGGAGTATACCCCATGGGGTAAGTTGGCTGACGTGGTGTACGTCACCAGTCAGAACACTTTCACCCGCAAGTGGGGGCGCAACAAGCTTATTGGGTCTAGCATCTTCCAGTCCGCCGTTCAAGGAACCGCAAGAGATTTTCTTGCCGAGGCTTCGCTTGAACTGGAGGGTAAAGGCGTGTCGGTGATTAACCTGATCCATGATGAAATTCTTTCGTTATGCCGTGTAGAAGACGCGAAACAAACTGAAGAATTGGTGATGAAGTCGTTGACCACACCACCAAGTTGGGCGGGAGATTTCCCGCTTGCGGCAGAGTCTTGGATCGACACACGCTACCGCAAATAAGGGCGAAGAGGGGGGTGGTTTGGTGGCCACTCTTCTCCCCCAAGCCTATAAGTGTGTCAAACCACCCTTGGCGTAGTTCACGCCGTATCTGGTTTTTAGTCGTGGGTCTTTCCACGATGTTTTCTCTACGTCGCGGGCCAACACCAGTGGGCCGGCCTGAATCTTTTCAGCCGCACTAAACACTGGTTGCATGTCGGCCTTGTCGTAAAACTGTGACCCGCGGTATGGGTTCATACCGATCTGGCGCCATGTGGGGTCCTGTAGGGCCTCTGCAAGCATCCTGCGGACCTCTTCGTCCTTGGTTGTCTGTTGGTTGCCCATCATCATAGCGAACGGGCCCTTATCGGCGCCCTCTTCAGCGGCCAAGGGTGTCAACCCTTGCGGTCTGGTCCCAAGCCCCACGCGGATAGCTTTATTCGGGTCAGACTTAAACTCCACATCTTTTAAATGTCCTGTGTGACCATACCCAATAGGCTTGCCTGCAGGGTCGTGCATTGTGTCTACATAGACGCCATAACGCTCGTACGCAGGAATATCAAGGCGGTTACCCACGCGCATGCCCTCTGGCACCTGCAGGTTCAATCCCAGAATACCCCTGTTAACCTTGTTTGAATCCAGTGCAGACACAATGTCTTCGTTGGAGTGTGCTTTTGGCAACTCAGTCAACGGACGAATGGGCCTGCGCTCGTTCATAATCCGCAGGTAGTCGGCCTGCGATATTTTGCCTGTCATGTACGCTTCAAGCGCTTGGGCCAGTTGTGGGTCCTGCTGTTGCTTATATGGCTTTGCGTTGGCCTTGCGCCACGCCTCAACTTTCTCAGGCGTCAGCTTGAGTAGGTCGTATGCCGACTCACCAAGGCGCGTAAGGACGCCTGTACGACCACCTTTATCAAAGTGTTGTACCTGACCACCCTCTGCATAGCCTGCGTCTTCAGCCATGGTGATGTAGTCTTTGCTGATAAGCTGTGGCCTCTTAGGATAAGAGAACCAAGCGTTGCCATGGGGCTCCATGCCAATCCGTGGCTTGATCTCGTTGTACCAATCACGCACAGCAATGCTCTGTGGCACCGCAGGGAACTGTACCTGTTTGTCTTCGCCTGTAACTTTCCAACGATAGTCAGGGTGCAACACATCATCGGTGTACTGTGCAGGCACATTATCTACACTGAACAAACGCGTACCAACCGCGCTTGTAGGCGCGCCCTTAGTAAAGGGGTCTGCGTGGTCTTCTAGGATGTTTGCATACTGTGGCACAGTTGCGGGCTTGCGTGTTCCAAGACCCATACCAAGCAAGTCGCCAATTGCCTTGCGTCCCTCAAACGTTTGTCCAGCAATCGCCTTGACTGCGTCTTTGTCCCTAATGTCAAACTTATCATTAAACGGAAGATTTTTTAGCGTGCCAGTTGTCTTGGCTTTACTCAGAATAGCTTGGTTGATTTTTTCAATTTGTTCGGGTGTTACTTGGCCCGCGGCTTGGTTCTTGTAGAACGTATCAAGCACGTCGTTGAACACAGTCTTGTTGGACCGGTGTTGATCAGGTGCACCAATGTAGTTGGTGTTGATCATAGGACGGCCGTTAAACTCTCTGGCCGTTTGAATTAGTTTGTTGGCGGCCTCTTCGCTGTCGTTCATCCACACAGCCTTGTTGGCCGAATGGATTGGGTTGATGTTTTGAAAGTTAGGAAAGCCTGTGCCACCCCAACGACCACCATGAACACCCTGTCTGTCAGACATGTGCACACCAAGGTATTGGTCTTGGTACGGTCTAATAGCCTCACTAAACTTTAACTGTCTTGTTGGCTTTGGTGCAAACTTTGCAATCTCTTCGGCCGTTGGCATAACCAACTGGCCCGGGGCCTGACCAAACGCGCCGGCAATTTTACCCACTACAGTTTTTGCAAGACCAGTACGGCCACCACCGTCAAAGTGCTCAACGGCGGACAGGCCGCCGTCCGGCTTTTTTATTGCACCACCTTTTTTATACTTGGGCGGTTCGCCCTCTGGTTGCAATACAGATTTTGTTTGGTCGTCTGTTTTGAAAAGGTCATATAAATATTGAAGCCCTGCGCCACCCGCGCTTATTGCGGCTCCGGCAAGCTTGGCTTTAGGCGGAACAGGAGCCGTCATAAGACCCGCACCAGTAGCGCTAACACCGGACAGTGCGCCGCCTGTGTAATCACCCTGTGCGACGCGTTGCGCCATATCATTAACCTGTGTAAGGGCTATACCACCACCAGCCGTGTTGGCCATGCGGCCGCCGGTTGTTCCGAAGTTAATTGGTTTGGGTTGTGTTACAGGCAATGCACCAGCGGGGGCTGGCGCGGCAACTGGGGCCGGCAATACCTTGTTACCCTGACCTACAGTGTTAGGTAAAGCAATCAAAGAATTAGGTCCCGCAGGCGCCATGTTGGGAGCTATGGACTGCGCTTTAGCCAAACGTGCGCGCATCTCTGGTTCCATTTGACCCATGGCGGCTTGACTGGGTTGGTTGGCTAAACTCTGGGCCAACATTTGTTCGTGTTGGTTGACATTCCAATTGTCTTTACCTGTTCCAAACATCGGGGCTTTGTTTGCGGCATTTGCGGCGGCCTGTGCTTGTGACTGTGCTTCTTTAGCGGCGCGGTCCGCGGCAATTTGAATGCGCATCTGGTCCATGCGCTTTTTGCTCATTGGTTTGTCAGGACCAAACATAAAACTAGCGGCGGCGCCAGCACCACCAGCCATGACGTCAGAGATGTCACGCTGACGACCAAAACCTTGCGCAGGCGCTGTGGTGCCCGCAAGGCCCGTAATATCTAACGGCTCAACATCTTCTAGTTCAATGTTGAATCTGCTTTTGGCTTCTTGTGTGGGGGGAACTTTAACAACGGAAGTAGTTGGGGTGGCCATACCTGCGTATCCTTTAACTTTTTGAATATGGTTTATCGCGGCAGGACTAGCTTGCCCCGTTGAAAAATAAGCGCTGTTAGGGCCGTCGTGGTACGCAATAAGCGCCTTGTCTACGTCACCTTCGTATTTATCAAGCATCATTTTCATATACTTGACGCCGCCACGAATGTTTTCCATTTCGTTATAGCGGTTTACACCCATGTCTTTGGCGGCCGCTTTACCAAGCATCATTACACCAGTAGGTCCTGTCTTAGACTTTTTGCTTTGGTCGAATCCACTCTCTTGCATGGCCATACCATACGCCAATTCCGCAGGCACACCCTGTGCCTTTGCTTCAGCAATCACGCGCTGTGCTGTGGCGCGTTGCTTTGGACTGAGTGATTCAAGCCCGGTCATCGTGCGGGGTCTCCGGGGTACACTGCGTCATTGATGCCAAACGTTTTAGCGGTGCGGTAGAACTGGTTGCGTTGCATGTCGGCCAACTCTTTACTAGACTTGTATTGTCTCCAAGTCATACCCGCGTTTTTCATGTCGTTCCACAAACGATCTTGGTCCATCTTGTTGCGCGCTTCAAGTTCAGTGGCCTTGGCCATGCGCATCAAGTTAGCAGGCGACATGCGGTTCACGTTACCCACCGCGGTGTCAATCAGCTTACGCTCGTTCTCTGTCACCGCGCCTTGGCCCTCAAACACTTTACGTGTGTAAGCAAGCTTCAATCCCTCTACGTCTTTGGCCACACGAATGTACGCGTCCATGATTTTGGGGTCTTTGGCTTTCGGATCCATCTTAACAACAGCCTCAACAAAACCGGGCGCGTTAATTGAACCAAATTGACCGATTTGAATACCTTGGTCAATCAATCCAAAGAACGCAGACTGTGCGCCACCACCAGCAAGTTTGCCCAACAAACTGCCCGCTGTGCGAATATCTTTCTGCATGTTTTGAGCAACCATAGAATTGGTCTTAGCTTCTTTAACTTCCGCGCTGTGGGTCTTCAATTCTTCCGCGGCGGCTTCAGCATTTTTCTCTGCTTCTTTTGTTTCACCGGCAAGCTCAACGCGAGCCGCTTCTTGTTGGTATGCTAAATCTTCCTTGGACCCGGGGGTAAAAGGAGAACGCCGTGCAGGTGCCGGAGCCGCCGCTACAGGCGCAGGAGCAGACACTGGAGCCGCTACAGGCCGCGGTGCCACGGGTGCGGGGGCCACGGGTGCGGAGGCCACGGGTGCGGGGACCGCAGGAGCCGCCGCTACAGGAGCCGCCGCAGGGCCTCCCAAGAACTTTCCAGCTTCCGACGCGGGGGTTGTTTGTATTGTGCCGCCGGACGTTCTTGTGTCCATTGGAGAGAACGCGCCAGTGCCAGCCACGTTGAGAGCCAACGCTTGGTTCCATTGTGGTGAGCCACGCACAATACCGGCTGACTCTAAACGACGCTCGATATCATCTTTCTTAGTCAACGCAATGAATTGCTTTTGTGCTTCGGCGCGCGTTGATGGATCCGCATACATTTGCTGTAGCATCGCCATTTGTGTTGCTGTAATGTTAGAAGGTCTTGCTGGAGCAGGTGCCGCGCCGGCTTGAGGAGCAGGTGCCGCGCCGGCTTGAGGAGCAGGTGCCGCGCCGGCTTGAGGAACATTTGGTAGAGGAGGCAAACCCTGCTCTGCGCGTAATGCGTTAGTAAAATTAAGCTGGTTTTGAGCCGCTTGCATTTTCTCTTGGTTCAGGCGATCTTCTTGCG